TTAAGCATGACATCGTAATACTTTATCTTCATGTCTATCTTAGATAGTTTATCGTCAGCATCTAGGTGACGTTGTATAGCATCTTTCTCTCTTACCTTATATGGAAATGGTTCTTCAGCATATACTTCTGCTGTTGCCTTACCGGTGTAGTAATTATATCTTTCCAAACGAATACGACTGTATGACTCCCTTGCTTTCTCTCTGAGTAAGGTAATCGTGTTGTACAGAGTATAGTATTTTGAGTGAAGTTGTGGTATTTTAAGTGATTCATCATGTAGGTTATCAGGATCTATGACAGAATCTTTCTGCCACATCTCCTGAATTTGCTCAAGATTCATAACAATTTGCCAAATTTATCAGTTAACTTGTATATAGTATAGCGGAAAGAGGCACTAGCTGTAAAGTACTGTATGTCATTATCTGTAGCATCAAATGTTAAAGATGTCAAGGATGTAGGAAATAAGTCTTGAAATTTTACTATGGCAACGTCACGGAAATTACTGTTTAGAATATGAAGAGATCCATCACAGAATTGTTCCTCTAAGTCACGTAATCCATCTGTATCTGTTGTTTTATTAATAAACTGTTGTGGTGTTTCTGGAAAACCCAATCCAGTTAACCAGTTATGCACTGCTGCATAATTTTCTAACTCTTCATCAACTAAAAATCGAATATCTAAGTCACCGTAAGTTAATTTTTCACCGGGAACATCAATATTCTTCAAGTATGATGGTTGTGAATATGTACCGAGAGAGATTTCTGGTATGGATGCAGAGTTACAAAAGAAATCTACTTTTGGAAATTTTGCAAGTGAAAACTTAAAACCTACTGGTGATAGGTAATTACGATTTGCAATTTGTCCGGCTAATGGGCCTGAGATAGATGATGTCATTTTTTAGTTTTCTTTTTCATCGAGTTGATGAATTTTCTATAGACTGCTGCTTCTGATGTCTTACCCATCACTCTTGCTCTTTGCTCCATAGCAATTGCTGCTTGAATTTTATGAGCATGCGATCTTGAAGATTTACGTATCTTTGAGACAGATGATTTCGCAGTTGCGACATCCTTGAAACCAAGTCCATGAATAGTTCCTTTAGGATCTTCATCCGTATATAAGTCAGAATGTTTTTTTGATTTAGCAGGTTGTCCTTTTTTTCTAGGTATTCTGGGATTTGATTCTGCTAGGAATTCTTGAAAAGTTTTCATCCTCCGTTACCTCCTCCACCGTTCCCGCCCGAAGTTCCACCACCATTCCCACCAGAATGCCCATTAGAACCATTACCGTTACCAGAACCGTTACCATTACCGTTGCCATTTCCATTTCCATTCCCGTTCCCATTTTTAGGCTCCTCCCTATTTCTACCTATCATACCATAAGGATAGTACGGATAGCGTTTTGTTGGAACACAACTTTTAAGTTTTGTATCAAACCTATGACCTTTTGGGCATTTTGGAGATTGTGATTCTTCTACAAATTCAGAAAAATTCTTAGTCATTGACGATCATGTTATACCATTCTTCACTCATACCACTGATAACATTATCGGCATCAGTCTTGGTAGACACATAACCTTCTTCAATTAAATGATTTACAAGTTGTTCGTAAATCTCTTTTGCCTTTTTTGCTTGGCGAGGTGATGGGTTCATTTCAGATATGTTTTTAGTTATTTAGTTATTCTGAAACGACAGTCATTCCTTCCCATCCACCATTCTTACCATCATCATTCCTTGTAAGATATGTCGGATTATTTGTGTAAATTTTTCTTTTGGAAAAATCATCTGACCATCTTGCAAACCCTTTAACGGATTCAACATAGTAAATGTCTATACTACTGTTCAGTTTGCTCGGTTTCTTGATGTGATATGCCATTGTCTTTAAGCTTTCTTTTGATCAATTTTGCATAATAAACTTCTTGTTTAGTATACAATTTTGGATTTTTCTTTGCCCTTTTGATAATAAGCTTTGCTGCTTTTTTATCTTTCATATAGGTATTTATATACAAAAAAAGGGAGGTTGCCCTCCCTTCCTTAAATTTAACTTGTGTTATCCAAAGAATACATCCTTACAGTAACGTTTGCATATGTGTGAGTCATCATTACAATCTATGAGGCACTCGTAGTATTCATCGATTAAATCGTTTTTCGGTTCATCTATATGTTTTGAACCTGCCAACTGATTGAAAGAAATTAAATTGTGCATACTTTTTTATCCTAATAATGATGACAATTCTTTTATTTTTTACTTCATTATATAGAAGTTTTAGAGCATCTTGTTGTCCCTAATTCTACTATTATTTATTGAAAAATGTGCATTTCCTAAAGAAAATCTTAACAAAAAGAAATGCCTACGCACATATACCTAGACAAAAAAGAGACCCATTTGGGTCTCATAAAATTATTTCTTTTTATATAATTTTTTAGAAAGTTTTATATACAACTCTCTATTTTTTTTGTTATCACAAATAATTTTTTTGATATGCTCGTCATCAGGAAAAGCTAATGCGGTAATATAAGACATTATCTTTCTCCAGACATTTTAGCAACTAACTTGTCTGCTAGAGCATCAATTTCTTCATCAGTTGGAAAGATGGGATAATCATGAGGATCCTGCTCCACACCTTTTTCATCGAGGTATTCAAACCTTCGTTGTGATTCATTATAACGATTTTGCAATCTAGTTTCTGCCAGTTGCAAACACTCCATGCGGAGTTCATACGGGTTACGTGCCATAGTTATTCTGTTGTTGTGTTTATGTGAGTAAGTATGTGTGTGTTGGGATGTGTGTAATATTTTCCCTTACCTTTACTCGAAATATATTTATAAAAAAAAGACCCTCCCGAAGGAGAGTCTTGAAAAATATGTAAAATGAATTACATAAGGTTTTGAACTTTAACTCTTCTGTAGTAACGGTTCTTGTTAACAGCGAGACGGCCAAGACCTTGAGATGTAGCATCTCCTTCTGCGAATGGGTTTGCAACCATTCCGTATCTTGTCTTAAAGCCAATTTTTGGTTGGAATGTATCCTGACCAACCGCACGAACCATCTGTAGAGGAACGTAAGGACAGTAGAATAATCCAGCATCGTAAGGTGAAGTACCT